AGAAGTCGCGGCTGACACTGACTCCTCCACCGTGGAGACTGAGGTCGTCCATGAGACCACAGGCATCCCCTTCAAGACGGCATCGGGACGCCCGGTCGTGCCCATCATCCCCCTGTACTTCAGTCGTGACCCTGATATCCCGCTTCGCGGCTACTCTTTGGTCGAGCGGTCTTCTGACCAGTTCAGGGAAATGAATGTCATGCGGACGTACCAAGCTCAGGGCGTCCGGCGCATGGCGCGTCAGTGGCTTGTCCGAGCAGGTTTCATGTCTCAGGACGGAGCCGCGAAGGTCTCGCAAGGCTTGGACGGGGAGTTCATAGAAGTAGACGTTCAACCGGGGCTTCCTCTGGAGGGGAACATCATCCCTGTCCCGAACACCCCCATCCCTCCCGACATCGCGGCATACGCGAACACGGTCAGTCAGGACATAAACGAAGCGGGATTGTTAGCCCCTTTCACCAGAGGAGAGGTAACAAAATCCACCGCAACTGAGCAAAACCTCCTTGCTTCCTACACTTCCAACGAGTTGGGTCGTATGGCTCGCACCCGTGACGAAGCCATCGCGATGCTCGCCAAGACGTACAACATCATGCTGTCCGTCGTTCTTGGGGATGATGGAGAGCCGCTTTCTCTCGCCAACCCCATCGGCCCGACCATCCTGTCCGCGCAAGACCTGACCGGGGACTTCGGCTACTACGCCGTTGATCCCGCGACGACTCCGATGAATGATCTCGCAAAGCGAGCAGCCATCACGGACTTGGCTCCGCTGTTGATTCAGCTTGGCGCTGATCCCAAGAACATCTTGGAAGAAGTCGTCCGCACCTTCCAGTTGCCTGAGAGCTTCACGGCACCTCCACCCCCGCCGCCTGCTCAGGAGCCAATCCCTACAGGGCTTGCTGAACAGCCTGTGGAGGCTCAGGCGGCTCCCCTTCCCCCACAAGCCCTCCCACCAGAGGTATAGACATGCCAATCCGTCCCAAGATGATGGGTGATACGCCTGATGAGTTGATGGAGGTCGCAGATGAACGCGATGCTCTCGTTGACGAGCAGGTGGACGAGATCATCCCCGCCGCAGAAAGCCCCTACAACGTCAAGGTGCTGGACGCTCTCGCGTCTGCCATCGCCGCCATCAGCAAACTGATGGGCATCGAGGTCGAGGTCGAGTCATACAACGAGCCGACCAGCCGGCTTGACCCCGATGTCGCCCGGTTCTTGTTTATGATTGACCAAGCCGCGAAGGACTATGGTTCCCCGCTGCCCGTCGATCTGAAGGACATCAAGGGCGACAAGGAGTTGACGGCTATCACCGCGCATCTGAAGAACCTTGTGTCCGACAAGGGCTTCAAGGACTTCCTGATGGGAGGCGACGAGCCGCAGGACATGGACGTTGAGATCGAGGTCAAGCGTGGTGACATGGATGAGTCTGACGACTTCTTCATGGAGCGTATGCGCTGATGCGGGTCAGGGCGATCCGCAGCGTCGTCGTCAACCAACTGAAGCGCAGCCCGATTGCGCTTCGGGCGGAAGTCATACGGCAATCGCGGGTCGGCTACCAACCAGAAGAACGGCAAAACCCCTTCCGGCGCACAGGCCGGTTGGGGATCTTGCAGGACGCCATCGAGTTTCGTCAGCAGGTTCAGTTTCAGTACAGCAACGAAGATGAGCCGCGCCGGACAGGTCGGCGGGTGGGCAACCCCCACGGCATCTTCAAGCGGGACGGACGGACATACCTGCTGATGTACACCTTGCCCGGTTCAACCACCGGGTCGGGGAGACTGCCGGGGTGGAGAACATTTATTCTTAATCGTATTAAGAAGCCTCAAATCATGGAGCAGGTCACCCTGCCCGGACAGCCGCTTCGTCAGTTTCCCATCGCACCGGGTTTCGCTCGCTGGAGAAGAACCCGTTTCATCTTTAGAGTCTAAAACTGGAGACACTCATGGAAAATCATCAGTCTGTTGCTGAGCAAGTGCTTGCTGAAGTCAACACCATCACGACCCCTGAGCCTTCTCAGACCGCCCCTGAGCCTGTCGAAGCAGCCTCGGAGGGTGACGACACCTCTGAGACTGTAGAATACGAGGAGGAGGGGTCTGAGCCGCAGTCTCTCTCATGGACGGAAGCCCTCGACCGGGTGCCCCCGGATATCCGCAGGCTGATGAAAAACATGCAAGGGGACTACACCCGCAAGACTCAGGAGCTTGCCGAGCAGCGCAAGGAGCTTGTCCGAGAGCGGGAAGCCCTCATCCGGGGCAGCAAGAACATCAACGCGCCGGACGAGTTGCCTGAGTATGATCCCTTCAACGAGCAGAGCATCGCCGCCCGTATCGAGGCTGAAGTGGCTCGCCGGCTCCGTGAAGTCCTTGACCCGATGGAGCAGGAATACAACGTGATGAAGGCAGAGGACGCCTACAAGTCCTTCTTGGTCGAGCATCCTGACTTCAAGGACGACCAGCCTCTCCGCAACGCCGTTCAGTCCATGCTGGAAGACAACCCGTCCCTTGATCTTGAGACTGCGTACTACGCCGCCAAAGGTCGCCGGAAGCAGCAGCAGGCTGTTCAGGAGCAGAACACCCGCGCAGCCCGGAAGAAAGCGGAGCGCGAAGCAGCCCTCAAGGGTGTCGCTGTCGGTGTTCGTGGTGGACGGCAGGGCAAGCCGAGCCAGAGCGACCTTCGCCGGATGAGTGCTGCTGACATTCTGAGGCTCGCGGAGCAGATGAACCAGAAGTCTTGACTGTGGTAGCATCTTGTAGTAAGAAGTCTACAATGCCGGATACCCGTAAGGCTCCGGCGCATGACGGCACTCCATACGGAACACGCCAAGAAACCAGCGTTCAACCGTAACTTCCTTTGAGAAGGAGTAGCGCATCATGCCTACGCAGTCGATTATTTCGACCACTCTACAGCTTCTCCGCGACAAGCTGGTCGATAACTCCTATCTGGCTCACCCCCTGATTCGCTCCATCGAGGAGCATGGCAACCTCGTCAAGGTGGCGGGTGGTCAGCGCATCGACCAGCCCGTGATCTTCGGTGAGACCACCTCCATCACCGAGCTTTCCACGGGCTGGGAAGCGGTCAACATGGCCGTCCGCGACCCGTTCCACACCGCGACCTTCGACTGGGCGAACTTCACTCAGCCCATCATCATCAACGCTGTCGAGAAGGCTGCGAACAAGGGTGACCTTGCCGTGGTGTCGATTCTTGAGAGCAAGATGAAGAACGTCATGCTCAGCCTCAAAAAGGAAGTCTCCAAGCAGATTATCCGTGGTGACAGTTCTGTCCTCGGATCGCTGGAGACCCTGAACGGCATGGGCACCGCTGCCTCCGCTGTTGACACCACTGGTTGGTTCCAGAGCGCGGCTTTCGGGTTGCAAGCCACCAACACCGTCGGCGGTCTGAGCAAGGGCACCTTCGCTGCTCAGAACTGGCAGAATCAGGTCTTCAACTCCTCCGGTACGCTGGCTCTCAGTCACCTCGATGAGTTGATGATCCAGTGCCAGATCTTCAACCCCAGCGGCGCGTTCCCCGACATCCTGCTCATGTCGCCGTCTTGCTATAGTGCTTTCATGGCTTTGCAGCAGTCCGCTGTGCGCTACGTCAGCCGTGGTGACCAGAAGTCCCTCGACGCCGACATGGTTGGCGAATGGCGCGGTGCCCGCATTTTCATCGAGCCGCAGCTGGGCTTCAATAATGCTGCTGGAACGCCGGTTTCCGCCTACGCACTGTCCTCTGACCAGTTCCAGCTTTACGCTGACACCGATGGCTTCTTCAACGTGAGTGAGATGCTTCCGGTGCCGGGGACGGCTTCTGAGGCTGCGATGGTGTTCAACCGGATGCAGTTGGTCACGGGTCACCTCGCCTCTCATGGCGTCCTTCTCAACGCGGAGGCTTGATACAATGGCTACCTCTACTCTCATTCAGTTCCTCGGTGACGGCATCACCACCCCCACGGGGGCTGCTGGCGATGTCATCAACCGTCGTCAGGTCGAGACCTTCATCGCTGGCGGTGCCATCACCGCTGGTGACTGGGTGCAGTTCGACACCGCCGCCGCTGACGCAGATCGCGTCCTGACGGTCATTCAGGGCACCGCCGCCTTCGCGAACGGCAACCCGCTCATCTGCGGCGTGGCTCTCGCCACCGTCGGTGCTGGTGAGCAGGTCAACGTCGTCGTCGCCGGCTACGCGGAGGGAGCCAACGTCGCTGCCGCCGTCAACGCCGCTGGCATCGCTCTGGTGGTGGACAACACCTCCGCTGGCCGTGCTGTCGCGATTGCTGCTGGTGACCTCGCTCCCGCTTGTGGCGTGAGCCTTGAGGCTGCTGCCAACCCCGGCGACACCTGCGACGTTTGGGTCTTCAAGCAGTTCTGATTGATCCCGTTCCGCCCCGGCGTACCGTTCAGCGTTTCCAGTTACCGCTGTCCGGTGCGTTCGGGGCACTCTTTTAGAGGGGGTTTCTGTGAACCTCGCTGACCTCATCGATTTTTGCGGGAACCTCCTCGACTACGATCCCGTCAACGACACCTACCGAGAGCAGTTGGTCGCTCTGCTCAATGATGCTCAGACACGCATCTTGACCGACCGACACTGGGCTTTTGCTCAGAAAGAACGGGACATCAAGGTCTACACCGACCAGACTCAGACCGTCGGCCTTACCAACGGGAGTGCCGTCGTCGTCGGCATCTTCCCCGTGTCCGCAGACCCCGTCCTGCCGGGGTCACGGTACGAGTTGGCGGCTATGCTCGTGCCGCAGGTCAGCGGAGCAGGTGTAGCCTTCACGCAGACCTACCAAGTCCGGTACATGACCACGGCTGGGCAGGCAGTCCTTGACCGGGACTTCGATGGGGTGACTGGAGCTTACGATGTCACCTTCAAGTGGCGGGAGGTCTTCCTTCCCGCTGATGCCACGAACGTCATCAACGTCAGCGACCCCACTGAGGGCATCCCAAGAAAGTCACTTTTCCTGAGCAAGTGGGAACGGGACGACGTTGAACTTGACCCTGACCTTCTCGGCACCGTCGAAGCCTACCTGCCGAGTCAGTCAATCCGCATCAACGCCCCTCAGACCCCCCGTGGAGTCTCTGTGGTGGCCGGCGTGGGTCAGGGTGTCCGTACCATCAACGTGTACATGGTCAACGTGAGAGGCCCGAGATCACAGTCCTACAGCCTGTACCGTCCAAATGTCAGTGCAGGCTTTGAGTCTTCTCTCAGCAAGGTGGCGACGTACAGCCTGTCAGCGACTCAGACGCTTGAGTTTACGCCGGAAACGCTAAACAGTCAGGTCGGGCTTTATCGCAGGTACTACTTCACCTGTCCTGAAGCCGGAATCTTGGCACCCGTGCGGGTCAGGAACGCGGACGACGAGCAGGGTCTTGGACTGGCAATCGGCGTGGACACCGTGCCCCCTCCGGGTGGCATGACCCTGAAGCCTGATCTCAGCCTGAACACGCTGGAGAGTCAGCCCTTCCACTCTCTCAGCATCCGGTACAAGTATCACCAGAGCGCAGCATACCGGGCTGTCCAGTTCTACCCGCATCCCTCCGCTGACCAAGACATGACGGTGCGGACGGTCGTAGCTCCAGACCGGATGCTGGAAGACCAAGACTCCCCGCTCATCCCGGCTGACTACGCGCAAGTGATTGCGTATGCCACGCTGGAAACCCTGACCCTGAAGGTGGACAACCCCGCTCTCAGTCAGGTCTATGAGCGCAAGAAGAACCAGATGATTCGCGGCATGGAAGGCAGGTATCTTGGTGAGGTGCCCCGGCGCATCATCAAGGGCAACCCGACCGCAGGGTGGAGGTTCACCACCAACCCGTTTGGAAAGTTGACTTTCACTCCGTGAGGCGACCGTGAAGCAGGAAGTCTTTGAAGTACCGACCGCAGGCGGGGTGGAGACTCGGCTTCCACAGCAGCCTGAGAACGCTTCCCGTGCTGAGAACCTGCGGCATGACAAGACCACGGGTGGGTGGACTACCCGCATCGGGTATGAAAAGTATTACCCGAACCGCAACGATTGGGTGCCCTTCACTTCTGCCATGAGCAGTCCCATCAACATGGGTGCGGTCTACAGCCTCCATGTTGCTCAGATGCTTGGCGGTGGAGCGCGTCAGCACACGCTCTTTGAGGCTGACGGAAACCTGTACCTGCTTTACGAAGCCTCTGGGGTGCCCACAACGCTTCTGACGCTCCAGTCAGGCCGACATATCCCCACGACCACAGAAGCGGCTTCTTGGTACACTGACACGCCCTACGGGACGGTGGTCACCAACGGGGTTGACCGTCCCCAACTGGTTCAGCCGTGGCCTATCGGTCAAGGCTCCCCGCAGACCTACGCTCAGTCCATGATCCCAACCGCCATCAGGGACTTCGGCTTCACGGGCAGTCCTCCTCCTGTTGATCCGCACAGGAACGTGGCGTGGGAGATCACAGGCGGGACGGTCACGACACCGGAGCCGACCCGTGTTGGTGGTGGTGCGACGACCATCTACACCTTCAGTGACAGCAGAGCCATCGCAGACGGAGCGCGGTGGGGTCTTGGCTTCGCGACGAACGCCGGCTCCTCCTACGACAAGGAAGCCCTGTTCGGGTGGTCGGTGTCGTTCATCACCAACACGGGGTCAGAAGGCCCGAAGTCCGCGTTGGCTACGACATCATGGCAACTTCCGCCCAACTCTCAGGGCTTCCGTCATGCTGTAGCTCTTGACATCCCCATCGGCCCGGAAGGGACGGTAGCAAGGCGCATCTACAGGACGACCAACTTCTCCGACGATTACTCCGCGCCGGGGGACACCACGCTGTACTTCATCGACGATGTACGGAACAACGTGGAGACCCTGTTCATCGACCCGACAAGGACGGCTGCTCTCGGTGCCGCCGCTCCGGTGATCCCGACCGGCGCACTCCCGGCTCCCGCAGCCC